GAACTGATTTATGGATACCTAACGGAATTTCAAATCGCCCACCGAGAACGCCCCTTAAGAAGGAGATGTTCCTTTAGAGCTGCTCGTGCCTTATTGCGCCAGCCTCCATCAAAGGACAAAACACTATGGATCCAGAGCGAAGAGCTGGTGCTGAGCTTATCAGCACAGCTGGTGCTGAGCTTAACAGCACAACCAAGGCTAGCGTAGAGCGTAACTACGCCCCCGTTTCACCTATGGTGAAAGCCCTGCCCCGCGATGACTATTCTCGCCAGGCATTCTCAGATCGACAGGCTAGACGAAGAACTGTTGCTGCCCATGTCGTACCTGAAGCACAACAAAGCCGTCATGCTATGCAGGACGCTGCTAGTGCTGCTCGTTTGCACAAACAACAACAATATGCAAAACGAGTTGAAAAATACAACACACCCGTCAATCACGCCGAATATTTAGTCCCTCGGAAGACTCCTAACTATGCCTTCCTCGAACGACTGAATCTCTACAATAAACATCATCGATGTCAACATGGCTTAAGATTTAATGAGTTGATGCCTATCATGTCTGAACAAGACAACACATATCTCGACCATTATATTCCTAAATGCTCACATGACACAGAAACCATCAACCTGATGTCTACACCTGAAATTTGTCCGAATTGCAATGCGCGACGCTACTATCCTGTCGTCCGTGAAAATTGTATTTGTGATATTTCACGTTGTACTCGTTGTTCTTTACAACTATATAGCAACACAGAACCTGAATTCTGCATGCCACCTAATTCCATTGTTTGTCAGTGCGGTAGCGACCGCACGACAAAGGGCACCAACCCCCTTTTCCTTGACTTGCTCAAAAACACGTTTACTTCCGTTGGCCGTGCAAACACCACGACCCCGAAGTTACCACGTGTGAACGAGTGGAAAATCTCACAAAAACGTGACAAACGCGACTTAACTGATTTTCCAGTGCTACAAGCCACCAAACAATCTGGATATATGGCTAACCGGGAACTCTTTGATATTGCTGAGCGTACAATGTACGAAATTGGATCTACTTATGAAGCTAACGGCATAATAACTGTTTTCTATGGTTTTGTGGGCCCTAGTCTTTCACAACTTGACCTGCTACCATCAGATCCAATATCTCTGATGACCACTCTGCTTGAACGCTGGTGCAATACATATGATTATACTATGGATGAAGCAGCTGCTTCGAAAATCGCATGGGAACTCTGTGTGCAACTCATTGAGGAACAAATACCTCGTGAAGCACATGCTCAGGGCTCCGTTGCAAGCTCTATTCTTTCATGCGTCATATCTACTGCCGCGAATCCTGAAGTGCAACAAGCCACTGCACAACTAGTGGAAAACTTCATTGAATCTGTTACACAAGAGGGTATATTTCCTGAATTGCCCATCGAACCGAGTGCCCCTCCAGATGAGTTGAATCTGCTACAACATCCGCAGTTTCCTTCCTTGGAGCAGGCCCGCACATACGACAAACGAACCTGGCACCGAGATTATGATGAACAGCAAGCAGCATTTTATGCTACATACCACGAGGATGAGTTTATTAAGTTCCTTGTGAAGATGAACTTCGATGCTGAAGTTGAACGCCGTTATCATCCGAGGAGCGGAGGCCGAACAGGCAGCTTCTTGGATATTGTGTATGATGGAGATCACTGGAGTAACGAACATCAAATGGCACAAGCCTTCCTATTCCGTGTCGAACCAGTTGTGGCTCGAGCTCAATGCACCTGGTATTCCCAGGCCAAATATGAGGCTCGCTGCGTTGGCTTAGATCATGACATGGATGATGAAATTGTGTATCAAGCTCACCGCCAATGGTACTTTGAGGAATTAATCCCTCCTTTACAGATATCATTGTTGCGCGTCCGTCGCCGTCTACGGGCTATGGAAAGTCCTGCCGTTATAGCTGCCCATCCTCAGGGTGGAGTTATGACGATGATGAAGGATACTACTAGCCTAGCTGTGCAAAGTGCTTTGGCTACCATTCAAAATATGCTCGAGAAAGGTCGCAAGGCTATTTCTGATTTACAAGGACGATGCGTGAATATTATGCGTGTCGACCGTCTTTATGGCACTATTTTGGATTTTGTGGCTACAATGCGCAACTATGTTGACGAACATCCTGAGCTATGTGCTGCTGTGGGACTTAACATCGTATCCCTTTTGCTGGCTAGCACCCGGCTTCAAACTATCACCCCCTTCTTGACTTTATTCGCGATTTATCGCGACCAAACTAAAACCCGCTCGGGTTCAAACAACACTTCCGAGCAAGTTGAGGAGGACAAATCTTACATGCGATCAGTATGGGATTTTGTGGTGGGTTTGTTGCCATCTGGTGGAGAGCCCGAAAATGATGACGATGAAATATTTCCTGCTGAAGCACAAGGTTTCACTGATCGTTTACCAGAACTCGTAAAGTTCATGATGAAGCTGTTTCCTTCTAGTCTCAGTTTCCAAGTGCTTTTCAAGCATATGGCATCCTTTGCACGCGAATTCAATGCCCTTTTTACCATGGGCCGAAATGTTCTATCGATAATGACTGGCTTTTTGACAATGCTCCCAAAGTTTCTGATGCGCTTCCTCACGAGGAATGATCCCGCGTTGTGGCTGAAGAGTGAGCTCAAAGATCCGTTGTCATTGGCACACCGTGTTGCTGTGCAAGCGCTAAGTGTGGCCCACATGACCACGACTGAGTCAGTGAGTGCCGAAGATTTGGCACAGGCCCGTGTGGAAGCACGCGCCTCATTAGATGAGCTTAAACGAGAGTTCATGGTTTTTGGACATAACATCGATTTCCAAGCAAAGAAACAACTGGATATATTCACCGATCTCATTGAGACAACAACTGCTCCGCGAAAGAGAGAAAAAGAACCTTTCTGCATCAAAATATCTGGTGGCGCTGGATGTGGTAAATCAACCATGTGGCCTTTATTGGCCTCTCCTTTGTTCCCTAACAAGAGCATTGCAGAAATTGAGAATACTACTTACACGCGCAACGTAGCGAGCGAGACGATGGACGGTGTTATTGGCAAAGAGATTTTCTTAATTGACGATTTCAATCAACGAACTGACGAGATTGATCTTATGGAGGTTGTAGCATTGGTGTCGAAAGCCGCTTTTGCACCACCCCTAGCATCAATCGATCGCCGAGACGCTGCCACAATGGGCGTCAAGGGTATGACCATTGAACCAAAGTTGGTTATGCTCTTATCCAATGTGGATGCTGTGCTGCCCAAGACTATCAATTGTGCAGCGGCGATTAATCGTCGAAAACATGTCAATATCCAAGTGAGTTACAAGAATGGTTATGGCCCAAGTTCGCGTCAAGCCGACTTTTCGCACTTGTCGATTCGATATCAAGTCAACCTGCACCAGGAATTGGAGAAGCAGGCGAACGGAGGAGCCGCTGGAGGTTTTGCCCAATTTGAAGTAGTTTCCCTACAGGAGGCTCAACAGCTCATTGCAGAAGATTATGCTGAGTATTTGGAGAAAAATCGTGAAGTTACCCTAAGTTTGCCCAACTTTGTCTACAATCCTGAGAACAAAGTGGACGTGAGTCGTGTCCGAAAGCGCGAGACGATACAACCTGGCTTTTCATATGCTAAAATGAGCTTACCCACACCGACTGGTCAAACCAGTACGAATCTCACCACCAGATTCGCCAGGCCAGAAGACACATTCTTCGATGCTGTGGCCAGCAATGTTGTTGTGGCAAAGAAGAATGCTGGAACATTCAGTGAGGCATTCACGGAGTATCAGCGATATTTTAGCGACAAGATTTTGCGCTATTATGATATATTGAAGAACAAAGCGCTTGACTGCTCTGTTTTGGGCATGGCTGTCTTCGAGAGATACTATGCCAAGTTCCTTGTTAGCATAAACAATGTGGACTGGACACGAGTTATCATGGCAAGTGTAGCTGCTTTGGCTTCAGCGTTCGCCATTATCACTGCGATACGCCATATGACACAGCCTGTCACAGCACAAGTGCAGTCTGGTGAGGCACAACAACCCCGCCATCGAGTGATTCCTGTGAAGGTCCAAGGAGGATCTATGGACACTGTTGACCTTGTTGAGAGCAGTCTCGTGAGATTAGCAACTCCAAAAGGCAATACTACTACTGCCCTATTTGTACGAGGCAATGTACTCCTGGTTAATGAACACCTATTCCACGGAGAAGAAGAACACTACATAGCCGATGGATCAACAGTCCGAATGTACTCTTATGGCCAAGCAAGTGCCGTGGAGTTTCCCTTTGAGCGAACATCCGTCTATCCCATAACATCGAAAGATGGACGTAGTAAGGATTTATGTCTTTACCGGTGCCCACGAACTGTACCGGCTCGAAAAGACATTGTGAAGCACTTCTTCGAAGGCGATGTTGTTCTAACGAACCGCCGAGTGATCAATGTGACACTATCAAAGAATCCTCCAGTTCGTCCTAGGATCAATCACACGCACATTGTTAAAGATAATATCAAGATGCAATACGAGACGAGTCCAGCTGGACGCACCGTTATGACAACATACCATGATGCTATATTATATCGCTATTCTGGACAGAATGGTGATTGTGGGTCACCTATCTTAATTGATGATGACAGTTTCACACAAGGCCGCATCGTGGCGATACATAGCGCTGCAACTAACGACGGCGAGGCCATTGGAACACTAGTTACACGCGAGATGCTTGAGCAAGCTCTTATGAGCTTTGGCGAGCTTGTCTCGCGAGGAACCAAACAAGATGGCTACATTGATGAATTCATAACGGAATCTCAGATTACGAAGGCTGGTCTAGAAGGAGCTATACGCCTAATTGGTACGACCCGGCTTCCTGTCGGCTCGAATTCCAAGACTAATATCGTGCCAAGCCCCCTATATGGCTTGATAACAACGCCAACGACCATGCCTGCAATCCTGAACCCGAAAGATCCGCGTTTGAAACCCGGCGTGGATTTATACCGATCAAATGTCAACAAATATGCAAAGCCGAGCTCAAGCTTCCCGGCTGAGCACATACGAGAAGTGCAACAGTCGATGCAAGAAGATCTGTTTTCCATACCAACAGTGTCCACGCAGCGAGTTTTGACGTGGGATGAGGCAATAAATGGTATACCAAATATGCCATACATTGACCCGCTGAACATGGAGAGTTCCGCTGGATACCCGTGGAACTTCAAGAACTTTCGCGGCTCGAAACGCCGGCTGTTCACTTTTGATGAAGAGACTCAAAAGTATAGTGCGATACCGGAACTGCAAGAAGCACTAGATGAAATGTGGGAAGACCTGATGAATGGTATTGTCCCGAGTGTGCCTTATATTGAGCAACTCAAGGACGAACGCCGTCCTATCAAGAAAGTCTTAGAAGAAAACAAGACCCGTATTATTTCTGCAAGCCCTTTGGCTTTGACTATCTGCATGCGCCGACTCTATCTAGGTTTCGCGGCACACTTCTACCAGTGCCGCTTGAAGTGCTTTTCAGCTGTGGGCATCATAATTGGTGGCCCCGAATTCGAGACCTATGTCCGACGCCTCTTAGAGGTAGGACAGAATGGTTTTGATGGAGATTACAAAGGCTGGGATGGCACTTTCAACGATGAAGTGCAACAATCTGGATTTGATATCATGAGCGCCTGGTACAAGGATGCAACGCCCATTGAGAAGCGAGCTCGAGAAGCTATACGGGAGACCAATGCTCATGCCTATCACCTCTTTGATAAATACGTCTTTCAAATCATGGGTGGAACCTCATCTGGCATCATTGTGACCACCATAATCAACACAATTGGCGGAGAAGAATATCTACGGTTGGCGTGGATGGCCTTAGTGCCAACACCCTACAACACGATGTATCACTATCGACAGCACGTGCGCACCGGAATATATGGTGATGACAACAATGTGGCAGTGAGTGATCGATTCCTCCCCCACTACAATCAAGTGACAGTCGCGTCATATTTTGCTCGTTTCGGAATCACGTATACCGATGCCGACAAAAATGACTCAATAACACCTTATAAGAAGGTGATGGATTTTTCATTCCTTAAAATGAAATTTGGCTATCTTGATGGAAGAATTGTGCCCCAAATGAATATCTCGGACAACCTGGAAACCCTTAATTGGATCAGGAATGGACCGAGTGTCGACCCCGACACTGCATGCAACATGAACGCAAACTGCGTGTTAAGGGTAGCATTCTTCCACGGGAGAAACCATTTCAGTGATGTACGTAAGCGCATCCTGGAATTACGACCGGCTTACAATCTGATAACGTATTACGGCTTGGAGCAGACCTTCCATAGGACTGGCTCCATTTTTGATGAAATGAACGACTTTGGCTTTTCACGCACTGAGCGTGCGGAGTTCACTCCGACCGCTAGTGAAGACCTACCAATACCAGGCCTTTACACACTGCGACTCTCGACTACAATGATCGAAGACTGTTAAAACCTCTGAACGCCACGGTCTAACAATAACGACTCCAACCCTATTTTGTTTTCTCTGACTACTATGAATGAATCTAATGCCCCTACGCCCGACAACTCAACCTACTTGCCCGACTCAAACCTTGGTGTGTCTTTGGTAGAACAACAGGTGACCGACACAGCTCCGGCTGTTGCGGGACGATCCGTTGCGATATCAAGACGTGCCATTGGCCATCTGAATGAGGACTCATGGACTCTGTCCAATATGCTTGAACGACAGAACTTAGTGGACTCATTAACTTGGGAATCCACTCAATCTGCTGGAACATCATTAGCGAGCTATAACGTGATACAAGATCTACTGCGCAATGATATGGCTTCGGTGCCATTCTTGCGGTTCACGTATTGCCGTTTCCGCAAAATCAAGATCTATGCCCAATTAACCGCTTCGCGGTTTTTCCAGGGCCGAGTCATCATGAGTTTTCATCCAACCCAGGTCTATCACCCCACCACGTTAACGACTTTTGAAAATACTCAGGCGGTGCTTTTACAGCACGCTTTCATGGACCCGTGTGACGGCACTGTCGTCACTATGGAGATCCCTTTCAACTACTACAAAGGATACATGGACTTGACGACTGATGACTGTCTTGGTCAGCTCTACTTTACTGTATTCAACCCGTTTACAGCTATCGTGGGCTCGCCGACAAGCATCACAATCAAACTCTTTGTGTCCTTTGAGGGAGTAGAATTCAAAATTCCCAGACTTGGTGGTCTATCATACAGCACACTCTACAACAACAATCAACTTGCCCGTTCAACAAATGGAGCTTTTTCGGCCCACAAACAATCAGGCCTTATGGCTGTCGCCGGATCTCTACTAGGACCCATTATAAAGAAGGCTTTGCCTGACAACATCATTGGTGACCTAGTTGGAGGCCTGCTCGACAAGCCCCAAATTACTATCAATCCTGAGCCCATTACGAGAAAAGAGCAAGGATATCTATCGCATTCCGTCAATCCAGAACCTATTGACAAGCTGGTCTTGAATCCCAGCTCGCAGCAACTTACTGACGCAGAACATTTCGCAACATCACAAGATGAGATGTCGATCCCATACCTGCTAACGAAGAAAATGTCTTATGTCGGAACAACATCATGGAACTCTACAGATCCAGTGGGCCAAGTGCTTTTTGCGAGAAGTATTGGGCCTATGGCGGATGTTACAGTTGATACTGTGACCCGCCGCCCTACCATGTTGGACTACGTATCATCACAGTTCACATTTTGGAAGGGCTCAGTGGAGTTCATTTTCGACGTCGTGAGCACGCAATACCATGAAGGACGACTCGACATCTCATTCCATCCTGGAGTGAAAGATCCGCCGAGCCTCTACGCTGAAATCATGTCTCAATACGTCGGCTCATTTACTGTGAGGAACGGTCAAAATCGTTTCTCTGTGCGTGTGCCGTACCTATCTGATACAGAATGGAAGCGAGTGTTCGTTGGGGGATATCTGTTGGCTTCGAACTCGCCAATAGCCCGACGATATACAAATTATTTCATTGGCTCGATCCAAATGGTGGTTTCAGTACCACTCAGGTCACCCTCTAGTGTGGTGCCAAACGTTCAAATTAACGTTTTTCAGCGAGCTGGCCCCGATTTCCAACTATGTGGGCCCAATTACTACGGAAATTGCTTTGAAATCATTGCGGATAACCCTGGTTTAACAAAGGCAATCGATATACCGGTCAAAGATAAGACCGAGACTAAAGAGAAGACTAAGACCCGAAATGCGCGGCATGTGAAAACACCATCAACAGACAGCGAATTTGAAGTGTATCCGTCTAGCCCCCAATCAGGCCAGATGGACCCTACTGACATAAACGTGCCAACATCAGCACCTACGATTGTCCTAGGAGTGGACAATGCCGATTCTATGGCTAGTTCTGGCTTCCATTTCGGAGAGACATATGAATCTTTCCGTGAGATGGGTAAAAGATACACGCCGCTTGGCAGATACCGACTAGAGCTACCGTCTGATGCAGTGCAACAAGCGTTAGTCCGAGCAGGACAACGCCCCCTCATCAGGGTAATTCCCGTGAAGAATCTAAGCTTGACGCAATCATATCTTGGGCGCATCTGTCCCCTGTATAGAAATATGCGCGGACCAATCTGCTACAAGGCCAGACTATCAACAATTTCGACATTGCTCACGACACCTGCGAGAATCGCACAACATGGCTGGATTAGTTTTGTGCCCTACACCAGTTCTGGTGAAGACGCTAACAATATCCAACAGTACGTGTCACAACAATTTCCGTCTGCTAATACCGCAGACTTTCCAACGAGCCCATCTATGATGTGTGCTCCTCGTACGTTCTTCTCTGACGTACAAACAGCTGAATTCGAGGTGCCTTTTTACAATCACACTCAATCAGCACTCATGCTCGGCGGCGCCGAGGTGCCCAATCTGTCCCAAGAGGACTTTTATTTTGGACACTATCTGGTCATCGCCCTCTATCAAGACGCCTATCCGACCGATACCAATGTTTATGTGGATATAGACATTGCTTTCGGCGACGAAACACACTTTGGGACCTTTATTGGACTACCCAAATGGCGCCTCAAACTAACTGGTAGCCCGAGCACTGGATGCTGGCCCAACTATTGGGCCGTACCCGCGGACAAAGCAAAAACCGACAACAAAAGACCACTCACTGGGTTAAAGAAGGAATGACCCCCTCCCATACCAAGTCCACAGCAAGCGTAGTCTCTATTACATTCAAAATAGTTCTCCATTAATATTCAATAATTCCACATTCTGATGTGCCCTTACAAGGCCACTGGCAGACTCTCCTAGTTGAGAGGTGACCGGCTGAGGTAGCGCACATCCTCAAACTAAAGTACTAACCTGTCACGTTGGGGTAGAAGCTTATTCGTCATTTGCCTATACCCCTCTGGGACCTGC